AAGCAGGTTACGATTTGCCTAAGGTAGTTTTCTGGAACTTGAATAGTAGCGGAAACGCTCCAGTCAAGTTTGACAAGGGCGGTACCGCTCTTGTGTCAGGATTCAGCCCAGCAATCGCTGCTAGTGTATTGGGTGCAGACCCAGACGCATTCAGCCCAGAAGCTATCATGCTTAAGGCCGTGATGAATAGTCGCTACGATTTGGCGTAATCCAAATAACACGGCAGGTGCCTCTGCGAAAGTACGCACTTGTTCTCTAACTGCCCGGTTCGTCCGGGCATTGCCATAACTTGACAAATAATGGTGATTGTGATATACTATGTCTATGCGTAAATTAAGTGAAAACGGAAAAGTAGCAGTATTATACAGCCCTGAGTTTGGTGCCGGATGGTACACATGGAATCAAGACCATCCAGAGATATTGTTTGACCCTGCAATAGTAAAACTTGTGGAGAAGAAACAATATGATGAATTGGCTACTTATGTAGAATTGAAGTATCCTGGCATATATACAGGTGGGCTACATGACTTGCAAGTAGAATGGATAAAAGAAGGCTCATTGTTCCGTGTAGTAGAATATGACGGATGTGAAAGTATAGAAGTAAATGATGAAATAGATTGGATGATAGCATAGTGTATAAAGTAATAACAAAAGAACAAGAACAAGAGTTTATCTCATTAGATTTGGCTATGGAACATGCCAAACTAATGAATGAGTTTGTCACCATCAGTGGTGGCGAGTTTGAAATTGTAGGACGATTTGGTGTTGATAGTGTAGTAGACGGAAAGACTCCTGATGGAGTAGCATACACTTGGAACAAGGCAAGCAGAATCGGCCGAGTAAAGAAGGAGAAATAATATGCCAGCAGTATTTTTAGTTAGTGACACACACTTTGGTCATGCCGGAGTGTGTAAATTCACGGAGAAAGACGGAGTAACAAAGATTCGGCCATGGACTGATCCGGCAGAGATGGATGAAGAAATGGTTAAACGGTGGAACGAAACAGTTCGCCCAAACGATAAAGTATATCACTTGGGTGATGTGGTTATCAATCGTAAAGCATTACCAACGATGGCTCGCTTAAACGGTGATAAGGTTTTAATTCGTGGTAATCACGATATCTTCCCTGATGTGGAATATAGTAAGTACTTCCGCGAATTAAGAGCATATCATGTTATGAACGGAATGATCTTAAGCCATATCCCGTTACACAGTGATAGCTTAGGACGCTTTGGTGTTAACATTCACGGACACTTACATTCTAATCGTGTAAAGAAAGCACGTGGGGTTGATGCTAGAACCGGAGAAGTTCTGTACAGTGATGAGCCAGATGTACGCTACCATTGCGTATGTGTGGAGCAAACTGACTTTAAACCTATTTTATTTGAAGATGTTATTAAACGCATTGAGGCAGAAGGAGGGTCAATTGGCTTTAGAAACGGCAATGGCCCAACTATGTGATAAATAAAAGAAAGGGAGAACTTATGGCTTCGGCTACTAACATTAAACAATGGCAAACGGATTTTATGGCTGGGTTGACCGAACTTAATCAAGCCTGGAAAAAATTAGACTCGGGCAAAGGTAAAGGTGGCCCGGATGTTTTTACATTTATAGTTAAATTTAAAATTAAATTATCTGATGCATTATTTGACGATGGGATTAAAGGTGCTGCTATTATTCTTGATTCTTATGGATCAATTAGAAGCAAAGATATTACATATTCGTCATGGCCCCTTTTCTACTCAGAAACAAGAAAATGGGTAACACAAGTTATATCACCTTTAATACCTCCGGGAACATGATGTATGACAGTCAATAGAGCATCTATGGAAGCAGCAGCAATTCAGCAACATCATGCATTGGTTCGTAATGAGGAACGTCATAGAGAAATGATTGTTAATGACCGTCATATTAAAGAACGCCTAGTTGATAATGAAATACATAGAATAGAGGCAAACCGCAGAATGATGCGGGCAGGACAAAATATAGATAAGTTAGCATAGTAGGACTTTCGGGTCCTACTTTTTTGGATTTAATTTAATTTTTATAATATACGTATAAATAACAATATCATGTTTCAATTCATCACAGACCTTTCACACACCCTATTAAGTTTTATAAAAGACGATCCTGTTCGCCCTGAAATCTCTAAAGATTTTAGAGTTAGCGACGGTAGAGTTGTCGCAGCATTAACCGATGAAGAACAAAAACCAGAAGCAATGGTTTGTGTTAGCTTCCATGATTTCGTTCCCGAAGATGTTGAAGGTTTACACAAAACTTCAAGTGTCCCCACTACCGCAATATTCTATACTATCTGGAGTTACAAGAGTGGTAAAGGAAAAGAATTACTGTATCAAGCAGTAAAGGGAATTCAAGCACAATATCCTAGCGTAACTAGATTTGTAACATTGAGTCCTAAGACAAACATGGCCCGTCGTTTCCATCTAAAGAACGGGGCTATCGTTTTGCGTGAGAATATAGATACAACTAATTATGAGTATCTGACAGAAATCCCTAAAGAAACCCCGGAAAATCCGTTGTAAAAATACAACAGTCTAAAACTGCTTAAAAATTAAGCATTTCATATAGTGAAACCTCGTTTCAGCCCGTAAAATTGCTACTTTTTTGAGCAATTTGGGGGTTGACAATAAATGGGTTTAAGTGTATAATTCATTTATGAACTTAAAAAGCACCCGCAAACGTAGGACTGATCGTAATCAAGTGTTATACTATATTCAAGATGTAGTTACACAAGAATACTATATTGGTCTTACTGCGCTTGCATTCAAAGGTAATGTGTTTCGCACATTGCGCCGTCGTATGCAAAAGCATATGCAACGTGCCCTGACTGAGCGTAAGAATTGGGGTTTGAGTTGTGCATTGCGTGAACGCGGTGCCGAGCGTTTTGTATTCGGTGTGATTGAGATTGTGCGTGGCAAGCGTCCCGCGCATGAGCGTGAAACACTATTGATTAACACATTGCAACCAGCATTGAACACTTTCGGAGTTAAGTAATGACTAAAGCATTGAAACCATTATCAGAAAAACGTGCCTTTAACAGGTTAGCAAAAGAATTGAAGCGTGAGCGTAAGACTGCACAGCCCGCGCCCAAGAAGGAAGAAAAAAATGAACGAACGAATTAAACAACTTGCCGAACAGGCTGTAGAAGAAACACACTCCCTTATGATTATGGAGTATAAGAATTTTGAGAGCAAACTATACGAAAAATTCGCCAAGTTGATTGTGAGGGAATGTATTGGGGAATTGCGTGATGCATTTGATATGACAATCGAAGAAGGCAACCATCTTAAAAAACATTTCGGAGTCGAAGAATGAACACACCAATCGTACCTGATAATGTAATCAAGATGTGGGCTGATCCTAGATTTCAAATTCTAGCAGAGGTTGATAAATTATTGACAGGTAGCAAGATATGGGCGGGTATGGAATACACCTATCATCCTATTCATCCTGACAAGTATCGTCCTGTAGCAGAAAAAGTTCGCAAAGCATTAGATGAACTTAAAACAGAATATGGAGTTGAAGAATGAAAGAATTACCTGTTATAGCTGTTCCTTTTTATGAATTTGAAGCCGATCAAACTTTGGTAAATTCTGTTTTAGATGATATAAAAAACTTAGAGTTTGTAAAAACTGAGCATCGGTTAAACAAAGTATCAACAGATGAATATTATCATCCTGAATTATTTGATTTCTTTGATGATTGTTTATTAAAAGTAAGAGATAAGTTTTTGGTAACGTCATTAGAATTGCCTATAGTGGCATGTTGGGTTAATAAATCTACTAAACTACAGGCTCATCATTATCATAATCATGCACATTCATTTATTACTGGTGTTTTTTATTTGACAACACATGATAAAAGTGAAACTATATTCACTATGCCAAATCCCTGGGGTAGCCAAGTAGGTAGTGAAATGTTTATTTTCAATGAAGGGTTTTCGGGGATAATGACAGGAAAAGTAAAACCAACTAAAGGTAAACTGATTTTATTTCCTAGTAAAATTATGCATAAGGTGTCTCCTAATCTTGATAACGAAACACGATATACTATTTCATTTAATACCTTTTTTTCAGGTAAAGTAGCTGCATTATCTGAAAGTGTGGCTGAAAGATTAGAAATAAAACCCACCAGTGTGAGAGATAGAATTAAAAATTCTAAAGGAGTAGAAGAATGAGTTTAGATGTATATTTAATGGTTACTAAGCCAGTAGAGGTTTATGACGCTAATATCACACACAACCTCGGCAAGATAGCAACGGAAGTAAAATTGTCAAATGGTATGACATTGTATCAAATATTGTGGAGACCCGATGAACAAGAAGGGTTGAAGTTTGCTAAAGATATTTCAGAATTATTAGATGAAGGCTGGAATATTCTG